GCTATTTCGATTACCCAATTCAATAAAACTTGTTGCTTCATACTGGTCTGGTAATGTTGGTTTGCTATAAAAAAGCATAGTATCATTATCAGCACCACCTTCTACAAATAAACAATCTTTATATACTGCGCTAAAACGTGTTCTGGTAGCTGGAAATAAAATACTTGCGGTTTCATCTGGTGCAAGTGATCCCAATGCGCCATCAGGAACTGCATCATATACAGCATCTTCAGTATTGTTATTAATGTCTTTAACAAAGTAAAAATCTGATTCAGTACCTACAGCGGCAGTACCGTAGTTTTTAGTTCTATATAAACGTCTTGCAACTGTACCTGCTGGACCTGTAGGTATTTCTATATACAAAGCATATTTTAATTGACCTAATGGTGCTGTTGTTGGCTCAGTAACCCATGTTATCATTCTGCTTTCTTCTGACAAAGGTGATTCTGCACCAGCATTATTAATAAATGAAACACGATATCTGTATTTATTAGTATCGCTTGTTGCAGTTGTATTAGTTCCTAATCCTTCACCATTATATGTATAAGAAGATGTACCCTGAAATGGAAAAGCAATAGATGTTGCTTGCCCAGTTATATTTGTTGATGCTAACAATAAAGATACATCCCATGGATTAGGGGCTGATGGTACTGTATTCCAACCTAAATCAAATGTATATGGAGTAAAAGTTATAGGTGATCTGTGTACTGGCCATCCAGTATATTTAATAGATTTATTATAACCATTACTAATTATTAAAAATTTTCCATATGTTGTATATTGTGAAGGTGCTTCATTAGCAGCAGGTATAGTTCTATTTGTAGATATTATATTTAATCTCATAGATGTATTTATATTTTCATCTAACTGATATAATGTTCCACCAGACTCAATAAACATTGATTGCATAGATCCTTGATGTCTTGAAAACACAAACAAAGAATCTATTTTATTTGTAGATGTAGTTACACTACCAAGACTAAAAGGCAAAAAATCACCAACAACTAATGGGTTGTATCGCTCATATCCTATGCGATTATCCCAACCACCAGTATATTTATCTACCGTCCAGTTGTTTAATTCAGTTGCACCATTTTCAGTTTGCGGTAATTTTTCAAACAAACCCGATAATAATTTTATTTGTACAGAAGTATTTTTCATGTTCTTGTTAAAGGTGTGTACAAGGGGAGAGGATTAACAACACCATCAAGCATACCGCGTTTAACAAATCTTCGAGGAATCTGCGTAAGGTATCTTTGTTCAAGTTTAACCATCTCTTGAGCGACTTTTCGCTCGTACATATTTGCTTGTGGCAAGTTGTCTAATTTTACAAACAGTTCTCTTAGTGCCATGTAAGCTAAAATATGATGCGATGATGATGGCATTTCTGGCGTATCATTATCGTTAACTAATGGCTGTGGCCTAAACATATATCGAATTGTAATATCGTAATCTTGATCTTGTCTTGGATACAATCGTATCCGCTGAGTATTACCATCTATAGCTGTATATGGTTTAGTATTAAACTCAAAGCCATCTTCAAAAACTGTATGTCTAATATCGAATGTTTCTGATCCGCTTGATACTGGTATTAAATTATTTGTAGTTCCTTTTATGTTTAAACACCTTTCGCCTTTCCAACCAAAAGATGGATTGCTTACATATATTTTTCGATAGTATCCAGTTCTATTTGGTAAAACTGAAAAAGTTACATCTAAATCTATTTTATCTGTTGTTATTGTAGTAAATGCAGATAATGCAGATTCTCTACCAGCATATACATATGACATAGATACATTTAAAGTTACAGACACACCTGTACTAGCAGCAGAAGCAGAAAGACTTTTTACTGCTCTTGGAGTAGATACATGATATTCGTCAAAAGGAACCCAATAATTAGGCAGGTTAACTTCATCTAACGGTAAGTTGTAATACTCATCTTCATATCTGGCTAATGCAGTAAACATACCAGGTTCTTGTGGTGTTAATGTCATTGATCGTTTAGCAACATTCATAATAGCTACGCAATCAGACGGAAGATCTAAATATCTAAATTTAATTTTTGCAGCATATGTTGTAGCCGCTGTTAAGTTTGGTGTATCAGTTGTTAACCACATTACAGTAGAAGTTTCAACCCAAGCAATTTCGTACTCAGTACCATTTATTTCTATAACTTGTCCTGCCCAATGTGTGGGTATTGGTGATACAGCTACTGTTAATGTTAACTGTGCCGTTGTAGGATTAGCAGTAGTAACATTAACTTCAATATCTTTATAAGCTTTTACAATTGTTTCTTTCTGAGCAAATGTAAATTGCTTTTCTGTGTATAGCCTATAATACGCATCATTAATAAGATCGGTGATCTGTTGTCGATAGGTATCAACCGCAGGGTCATA